GCCACATGAAACGTGAGCGTGGTACGTCTGACAATACCTTAAACCACTACCGATCGGCTATAGGCGCACTGTACACCGCCGCCGTGGACTATGAGGTCATAGGTGTTGATGACCGGCCTAACTTTAAAAACAGTAAGATTAAGCTTCAGACACCTCGGTATTACACTGCTGAGGAGATTGAGTGGATTACTCATTACCTATCTACGTTTACGTCTAAGAGCGGCGTGAAGGCGCCCTGGTTAGTACACCTGTTCACAATTGCAATGTGCACTGGCATGCGTAAATCTGAGATCTGGAAGACCACTAGAGACAGCATCCGCATGCGTAAGGGTAGGATGTATATTGCCGTCATTAATACTAAGAATGGCTTTGACCGTGAGGTGCCNTTGTCAGACCCTGCCATTGCAGCATTTGAGGCAGTCAACTGGCAGTTCCCANGGACAAAAGCCGGTAACTTTGCTGATGGCCACTACCGTACAGCCTGGGAAGAGATCAGAAGAAAGCTTGGCCCTGGAGACAAGATGGTTAAGTTTCACACCACCAGACACAGTGCGGCAACCACGATGGCTAACGACATGGCGGTCAATCTAATCGTTATGGCAAAGATTTTAGGTCACAAGGATTTGTCTACCACACGCCGGTATGTCCATGAAAAACATGAGGTTATTTCTGACATAGCTGATCGCCTAGGAGAGGCCCATTCAGTTATCCACAGAAAACCGGTTGACGCCAATGTTTCCGCTAACGCAGGGTTATAGAATCATGCAGATAAAGATCAAAAAGAATCAACGAGACTGTCGAGATCGAAAGCAGATTTCTGAGATTGCGGAGTATGAAAACTCACGTCTACAAGGCAACTGGAGCACGAACTGCCAAGTCTTTAAGACCCGCATTGCACCTCGGTGTGCCTTGCCGATCCCAGTGGGAAATCTGCGTATGGAACCCCCTGCATTATACTGATCACTCCTTAGATTTAAATTTAAGAAACAACATTAGATTAAATCTAACAGGAGAGATATTATGAATAAGAAAGATCACATCGTAAGTCGTCCAGGTGGGATGACTGTAGCTGAATTTAAGAAACGGCATAAGCGCACCTCAGCTGAAACCCTTAATGGTGACCAAAGGCTGATGGGCACTGTTGGACTAAATACCAGTGGGGCTTTAGCTGGAATTAAAGCAAGTTCGTTTCCAAACCCAGTATTGGCCCCACCTAGCACGTTAAATGCGGCGAAAGTATTCTTAGAAAAAGGACCATTAAAACAAGGACAAGTACTAAGCGCCCCCTCTAGAACAACTTTAGTGGGAGCAAAGATATGAACCAAGTTAGCTACCAGGCGCAAAAAGACCTGGAAACAACAATGATCCAAAGAGGTCATGAGCGGTACAAAAGAAGACAAGAGAAACTCCAGGCATCTCAACAGGAAGCACCACACGATCTTATATCTAGTGCACTAACCAAGGTCTCTCAAGCTATCACTAAGACAATAGCTGAAGAGGAGACCAGGGTTAAAAGTGGCTTAGGTAAACCTTCAGTGTGGCATGAAGAGCTCAAAGGTCAAAACACAGACACCTTAGCGTATCTTGGTCTGAACATTTGTTATGATTCTGTAATATATTCTCAAACTCTAACGTCAGCTTTAGCCAACATAGGTAAGATGATTGAACGAGAGAGATGGGCTATAGACCTCAAAAGTCATGACAAAGTGTTATTCAAACGTCTTGTTGCTCAGGTGTCTAAAGATCATAACTCAGTCCCACATAGGGCTAAAGCTGGTCGTATCATTGCTGACAAGGAAGGCTTTACCAGGAACAAGTGGTCTAAGAAGTTAAAGATTAGTCTTGGATCTCCTATCTTGAATGCAATCCTGGACGCGACAGACATCTTTGAGATTGTCACAACCAACCAGGATCTCAAGACCATGAGACATTTATGTCTTACGCCAGAGGCTGAAGGCATGATCCGTGACTTTGCTTTTGATGCCTCTTGGGCAGAGCCCCTCTTTGGTCCACTAGTGGTTCCACCTAAGCCTTGGACCAGTTTTACTACTGGTGTCTACAATGATGAGGTCTTAGCAGCTCTGACACCTTTAGTCAGACGTGCCACAGGAGACCAAAGGAGAGCCATAGAGCGTGAGTTTGAAAAAGGTGAGCCTCAGTTTGTCACGGCACTTAATGCCCTCCAGGCAACGCCTTTAGCCATCAACAAGGACATTGTGGATGTCATTAAGTATGTCAGGGATGAAAAGCTTGAATATCATAAATTCCCATCATTAGATCCACCTAACTACCCTGAGATTAGCAAGGATGTTAAAGACGTAACTGAAGACATGCTTAGTCAGCTTCGTAAGGACCGTAAGGCATGGTTTATTACTAAGCGTGAATGTCTAAGTAACTTCTCGGTGCTCCAAGAGGATCTAAAGACGGCAGACTATCTGAGTGACTTTGATCAATTCTGGATAGGATGGTCTTTTGACTACCGAGGGCGCATGTACAGCGTCAGTCACTGGAATTACCACCGTGCAGACCATATCAAGGCTTGCTTCCTGAGCGGCAACCCTAAGAAGCTTGACGACGACAGTCGTGGTTGGCTNATGATCCACCTGGCAAACACCGGTGACTTCGACAAGATCAGCAAGAAGTCTCTCAACGATAGGATCGATTGGGTCTTAGAAAACGAGAAGATGATCTTAGACATTGCCGGTGATTGGAAAGGATCCTTTGATACCTGGAGTTCTGCAGACGCCCCTATGCAATTCCTAGCGGCATGCTTTGAGTATAAGAAGATGAAGGAACAGGGTGACGACTACATGTGTTCGTTGTTTTGTTCTCTTGATGGCACAAACAGTGGGACACAACACCTGGCACTAGCCTCACGGGACAAGGACGACGCCCAGAAGGTCAACTTGGTACCAGGTGATGAATGTGCAGATGTCTATCAATTGATAGCTGACGCCGTCGTTAAGCGCCTACAGTTGGATTACACCCCAGAAGCTAAACGATGGCTTGATTATGGTGTGAACCGATCGACGGTAAAAAGGAATGCCATGTGCTATGGCTATAGCAGTTTGCCTAGGGGCATGGCTGATCAGATTATTGAAGATTTGATGGATCCCCTGCAAAAACAGGTCAACTACAACAAACTAGAGAAGCACCCATTTGGTGACTACAAGCAACAAAGCTACCACGCTCGGTACCTGGCACAGATNAANTATGAGTGCATATCAGAGACNTTGTCATCAGTGAGCAAGGGCATGAGCTTCCTACAGTCCTACGCCCACGCTTTGGCGCGCGAAGGTAAGTCTGTACGNTGGACTAGCCCCTCAGGCTTCCCAGCTGTCCAGAAATACACGAAAGACAAACCTGATCGTGTTAGGATCTTCTTGTATGACCGTGCAGCTAAGGAGCGCAGGGAGACTAGGATAAACATCCAGGTTGATACCAACACAGCTGACAGCCGAAAGGCGAAAGCGGGTATTGCAGCCAACTTTGTCCACTCTCTGGATTCTGCACATATGACCTTGTCAATCTTACGAGGGGTGGAGAATGGTATTACTGATTACTTCATGATCCATGACAGCTTTGGCACCCTACCGTCTGACACCTGGAAGTTCTGGCATTGCATCAGGATGACGTTGGTTGAGATGTATGACGACAACTGCGTCTTCAGTAACTACGAGCAAGAGTGCAGAGACCGTCTTAANGCAGCTAACATGCCGTTGATGCCTGTGCCCCCAAAGGGCGACCTNAAGGTGTCTGACGTTGTACACAGNGAGTACTGCTTCAGCTAATCTTGCGTACTTATTTGCGTACAAAATGACGACCNAAGAGGCTCCCTTCGGGGGGCCTTTTTACGTTTGGGGACTAAGCGACCTCTTTAGATACTAGATCGTATCAAATCGTTGGAAACTCATTGAAGGAGAAAGATATGAGTAAAGTTAAATACACGACAATGGCTGGNACTGCGAACTACCCGTGGCTCCAACCAGGGCGCCCTGACACTGCTTTTGATGTCGAGGGTAAATATAAGACTGAGCTCAGGATGTCGGCTACAGATGCCAAAGATCTTGTCTCGGTTATCACTGGCCTACGGGATGAATTCCCTAAGGCTAAACATGAAAGAGTGCGGATCCCGTTTAGAACAGACGAGGAGACCGGTGACATCATTTTCAAGGTGTCGTCAAAGTTTCAGCCTAAGTACTACGATGCAAAGGGTAACCCCGTGCCAATCAATGCGGTGCCCTTAATGTATTCCGGTTCTACACTGAAGGCTGGCGGCATGTGTGAGAGTTACACAAACGGTGCAAACGACGGTGTGGCACTGAGGTTAGGAGCAATCCAAATCATTGATCCGGTTTCAACCGGAGATAGTGGTGGCAGCTTTGAACCTACAGAGGGCTATACCGCTGATATGGCTGACAACTCTTCTGATGACGATTATGAGTTTTAATCGGAGATCAAGTGCTTACGCAAAAGGCTATCGATCCGGCTTAGAAGAAAAGATCGCCGAGCAAATTGAGAAAGCTGGGCTCCCCGTAGTTTATGAGAAAGATATTATTCTTTATAAAATACCGGAGCGAACCCACAAATACACGCCAGATTGGCGTCTCCCAAAGCCAGGCGGTTTCTTCTATGTTGAAAGCAAAGGGCTATTCACAGTATTTGATAGAGCCAAAAGCATATATTGTGTCAAACAAAACAAGGGCTTAGACCTCAGGTTTGTTTTCAGTAATGCCAATTCTCGCTTATATAAAGGATCTCCTACTACCTACTCAGGGTGGTGTGAGAAACACGGATTTCGGTGGGCACATAAGTGGATACCGGAAGAATGGCTTTTAGAAGCCAAACAAGGAGAGCAAGGGGGGACTTAGGTCTCCCCTTTTTTATTCCAGCTGAGGAGATTAGTGCAATGAGAAACAAACCTATGATCGCTGTTTGGTTTTCAAGTGGTGCTGCAAGTGCAGTAGCTGCATTTAAGACACTTGAGCAATACTCGGACAGTCACCAAATTCGTATCGTAAATAATCCAGTGCTTGAAGAAGACAGTGATAATTTAAGATTTTTAGCTGACGTAGGCTCCTGGTTAAATGTTGAAATAGAGACTGCCAGCAACCCAAAGTATCCTTCCAACTCGGCTGTAGATGTCTGGGCCAAGCGTAAATATATGGCTGGAGTGTCTGGGGCACCATGCACGACCGAGCTTAAAAAGAACGCACGGTATATTTGGGAAAAAGCCAACAACCCAGATTACCATGTTCTTGGATTTACTTTTGAAGAGCGGAAAAGGCACGACAGATTTGTTTTATCTGAGAGATCTAATGTGTTGCCGGTTTTAATTGACCAAAAGATTACAAAAGCAGATTGCTACCAAATACTCACCGACAACGGCATTAAACTGCCAAGGGTTTACGCTCAAGGTTATCCTAACGCCAATTGCATAGGGTGTGTCAAAGCAACTTCTCCTACTTATTGGAACCACGTCCGTGCTCGGCACAAAAAGGTTTTTGACCAAAGGGCCGAACAATCCCGAGAAATAGGGGCTAAGTTAGTTAGGTACAAAGGCCAGCGGATATTTCTTGATGAACTGCCTACAAATGCAAAAGGTAGGCCACTAAAAAACATGGACGTTGAGTGCGGTATATTCTGCGAGGAGCGTTTTAATTCATAACCAAACAAAAGGGGGACTTAGGTCTTCCTTTTTTTATTTCATGTGGGAGAA